AGAGTATGAAACAGAGATAGAAGCTGCTAGAGAAAAAAGTAAAACATTTTCAATGGAGCAAGATTAGTGAATAAAGTTCCAAGAAAAAAAGGTTATGTTCCTAATAAATATACAGGGAGAAGTATGATGGTTTATGGTGGTATGGATCGTAAAAAAGCTGCTATGGGTTACTCTGCGATGGATGAAGATATGGATCGCAAGATGAAAAAGAAAATGCGTGGCGGTATGATGGGCGGTGGTCGTACAATGTATGGACACGGCGGTAAAGCTAAGTCTGATATTTATGCGATGGAAGACGCTTGCAATAAGATGGCTGGCTACAACATGAGCCTACCTAAAGGACGATGAGAGTCAAGGCACCCAAGGGCTATCACTGGATGAAAAGTGGTAAGACCTACAAACTTATGAAGCATGAAGGTAAGTTTAAAGCACATAAAGGTGCTTCCCTTACTGCTAACTTTGAAATACAGAAGGTACATAAAAAATAATGGCTACTTATCTTTCATTAACAAATGAGCTACTGCGAGAGATGAACGAAGTCGCATTGACTTCTTCTACTTTCGCTAATGCTATTGGCGTTCAGCAGCATGTTAAAGATGTAATTAACAGAGCTTATTTTGATATTGTTAATGAAGAACCTCAGTGGCCTTTCTTAGCTGTAGCAGAAAGCGGTGCTGTAGATCCTATGTACGGTAACGTATACGTTGAAACAGTTGCTGGTACTCGTTTTTACGAACTAAAACCAGCTAGTTCTTCGTTGACTACAGACTATGGCTACATTGATTGGGATAACTTTTATTTAACTACTGTAGGCGTCAGTGGTGAGTCTGCGCCCTATGAATCTCGTAATCTTAGATTTACAACAATTGAAGAGTTTAAAGATTACTACAGAATCAGTGAAAACTTAGATGATGCAGACACACAACAGTACGGCGTACCTCAACGAGTAATTAAAAGTCCTGATGGTAGAAATTTTGGATTGAGTCCTATTCCTGACAAAGTATATCGTGTTTGGTTTTTTGCATATGCTTTACCTACACCTTTAGATGCTTTTGGGGATGAAACAGTTTTTCCAGATGTGTACAAGACAGTGTTGCTTGCTAGGGCTAGATACTATGTACACCAATTTAAAGAAGATACTCAAGCAGCAGCTTTTGCTCTTGAAGATTACAAGCGAGGATTGCGTTTAATGCGTTTGCATTTGATGGAGCCTACTCCTGGCTATTTTAAAGATGACCGTGTGAGGTTTGTGTAATGTCACAGCCGTGGGGATTCTCATGCAAAGGTGGCTTAAACGTCAACTTAAATCAGCTAGAAATGCTTTCTCAGCCTGGTTTTGCTACACGCCTTAGAAACTTTGAGGTAGACCCTGACGGTGGCTACAGACGAGTAGATGGCTTTACAGAGTTTGGAGATACTAGACCTAACAGCAGCGAAACTATTCTTGGTATGGCAGTGTATGCAGATGGTGTAATTGTTTGTTCAGGCACAGGAATATTTTTTAGTCAAGATGGTACTTCTTGGCTACAAATAAACAGAGCAAGTGTATCTGGCTCAGGAGATAATTACTCTACATTTACAGGACGCTCAGTAGCTGCACGTACTTCTCAAGGACGATGCAGTTTTGCTTTATATGAAGGTACGTCAGATTATGGCGAGCTAGTTATTTGCGATGGTGTAAACGAACCGTTTTTATTTCAAATGACAGGAACAGGTGGCTTAACTGACCGTACATTCTTTGCAAAAGAGATAACAGTAAGCGGAACTACAGGCCCTGCTGTTGGTGTAATACACGATAAACACTTAGTAGTTGCAGGAGCCTCTACAGCTAAGAACACTATATTTTATAGTAGCACTAATGATATTGATAGTTTTACTGGAAGTGGTGCAGGAAGCATTGTAATTGAAGATGCTGTAGTAGGATTAGCAAGCTTTCGTAGTGACTTAATTATTTTTTGCAAGAATAGTATTCATAAGCTTGTAAATATAAATGACTCTAGTAATGTAGCAGTCGTGCCTATTACAACAAACGTAGGCTGTGTATCAGGCGGTAGTATTCAAGAGATAGGCGGCGACTTGTTATTTTTATCTCCTGACGGTATTCGTACAGTTGCGGGTACGGCTAGAATTGGTGACGTAGAGTTAGGATCTGTTAGTAGACAAATACAAAGTATTATTTCTGATATTGCAGCAGACTCAGGATTTATAATAACTAGTGGCGTATTAAGAAGTAAATCGCAGTATCGTTTATTTTATTCTAAAAATACTGAAAGCCCTACTATTGCTAGAGGTATTATTGGTACTTTAACATCTAATGGTTTTGCGTGGTCAGAGACATTAGGTATTCAAGCACTAGGCTTTGTATCAGGATTAGATAAAGATGGTATAGAACAAGTATATCATGGTGATAAAGATGGATACATATACAACCATCTTTCAGGTAATGCTTTTCGTAGTTCAGGCGCAGCAAGAGATATAGATGCTGTGTATCAAACACCAGACTTTGACTTTGGTGATGTAGGTACTAGAAAGACTCTTAAATACGCAAGAGTTTCCTTTAGTCCTGAAGGAGCAGTTGAACCTAGCTTCAGAGTACGGTATGATTACGAAGATCCTGATATACCACAACCAGAACCTTTTGCAGTTACCAGCATTGCTCTTCCAGCAATCTTCGGTACATCTGCTTTTAATGCAGTTACATTTGGAGCAACAAGTGATCCTATGGAAAGGATTACACTAGAAGGCTCTGGAAATACTTGCAGTTTTAGAATTACAAGCGAAGATCAAAAATCAGCCTACGCTGTAAATGGTCTTTATATAGATTACATGCCATCAGGTAGGAGATAATAAATGGCTCAGAATTATACTAGACAGAGTTCTATGGCTGATGGAGATACTATCACAGCAGCACTATTTAACAATGAATATAACCAACTAGTAAATGCTTTTGCATATTCATCATCTAGTGCATCTTCTACTGGTCATAGACATGATGGCTCTGCTGGTCAAGGTGGTAACATACCTCAGATTGGTGATTTAGATTTTCTTAATAAGGTTGTAGTAGACGGAACAAATAACAGAGTAGGTTTTTTCGTAGAGGTATCTAGCAGTGCAGTTGAGCAAGTACGCATTCAAGATGGAGCTATTGTACCTGTTACAGATAATGATATTGATCTCGGTACTAGTTCTTTAGAATTTAAAGATGGTTACTTTGACGGTACAGTTTACGCAGACGCTATAAACTTTAATGGTACTGCAATTACAGCTACTGCTGCTGAACTTAACATTATGGATGGTGTAACATCTACAGCAGCAGAAATAAACCTTTTAGATGGCGTTACAGCTACCACAACAGAACTTAATTATGTAGATACAGGTGCTTCAGTAGGCACAGTAGTAGCAAGTAAAGTCGTAACAGTAGATGCAAATAAAGATGTATCTAGCTTTCGTAACATTACACTTACTGGAGAACTAGATGCAGGATCTCTTGACATTTCAGGCGACGCTGACATTGACGGTACGTTGGAGACTGATGCACTGTCTATTAATGGCACAACGGTTACGGCTACGGCAGCGGAACTCAACATACTTGATGGCGTTACAAGCACAGCCGCTGAACTAAATATACTTGACGGTGTTACGTCTACAGCAGCAGAAATTAATATTGTAGATGGAAATACTTCAGCAACTTCTACTACTCTTGCAGATGCAGATAGAGTTGTAGTCAATGATAGTGGCACAATGGTTCAAGTTGCTCTTACTGACTTTGAAACATACTTTGAAAGTGCTTTAGATACTTTATCAAATGTAACTACTGTAGGTGCTTTAAACTCTGGCAGTATTACTTCAGGTTTTGGTGCTATTGATAATGGCTCATCAGCTATTACAACTACAGGTACAGTAACTTACGGTTCCTTAAGTGACGGTTCAATTACTGTTACAGCTTTTGTAGATGAAGATGATATGTCTTCTAACTCTGCAACACTTATACCTACTCAACAGTCTGTTAAGGCTTATGTAGACGCACAAATCACTGCTGAAGACTTAGACGTTACTTCAGACAGCGGTACGATTGCTATTGACCTAGACAGCGAAACACTGACCATTGCTGGTGGTGAAGGTATTGATACGTCCGCTACAGGCAACACAGTTACTATTGCTGGCGAAGACGCAAGTACATCAAACAAAGGTGTAGCCTCTTTTGATTCTAATGATTTTTCAGTATCTAGTGGAGCGGTTAGTTTAGCCACTACGTCTACAGCAGCAGAACTGAACATTCTTGATGGCGCTACAGTTACAACAGCAGAACTCAACATACTTGATGGTGTAACGTCTACAGCAGCAGAGCTAAACATCCTAGATGGTAAAGCATTTCTTGATGAAGACGATATGTCTTCCAACAGTGCTACAGGTATTGCTTCTCAGCAGTCTATCAAAGCCTATGTAGACGCACAAATTACTGCCGAAGACTTAGACTTTCAAGCAGACTCTGGTGGCGCACTGAGCATAGACCTAGACTCAGAGACTCTGACGTTTACTGGTGGTACTGGTATTGACACCAGTGGCTCTGGTAACGCTGTGACCTTTGCTATTGATAGCACAGTAGCAACGCTTACTGGCTCACAGACTCTTACGAATAAATCACTAACTGCACCTACACTTACAGGTACAGCTACAGTGGCTTCTCTGGACATCTCAGGCGATATAGACGTTGATGGCACCACTAACCTAGATGTTGTGGACATTGATGGTGCTGTGGATATGGCTACAACTTTAACAGTAGCTGGTAATGTAGATTTTAATGGTGACCTAGATGTAGATGGTACTTCAAACCTAGATGCTATTGACGTAGATGGCGCAGCTAACTTTGCAGCGGACGTAACCTTTGCTGACGGAGCAGACATTATTACTGCATCCGCTGGCACCTCCAACACCCGTATAGGTGTCAACGCAGGTAATAGCATCACTTCTGGCGGCAACTACAACGTGGTCGTGGGCGATGAAGCGGGTACGGCTTTGACCACAGGGGATCAGAACGTAGCCATCGGGTTTGAGGCGCTGAAGACTGAAGATGCTGATGGTAGTAATGTGGCTGTTGGGTATCAAGCATTGAAAACACTAAATGCTGGAGCCGATGGGAACAATACCGCATTAGGTAAACTTGCTGGAACTGCTTTAACTGAAGGATTACAAAACGTATTGGTTGGCAGTAATGCTGGTACGTCTTTAACTCATGCTGATTTCAACGTGGCAATGGGAATGCAAGCTCTTGCTGCTGACACGCTGGGTAGTAAGAGTACGGCGCTGGGGTTCAAGGCGCTTAGAAACCAAAACTTCACAACGGCCACCAATTCTTTCAACGTCGCCGTGGGGCATGAAGCTGGGCTATCAATCACCACGGGAGATAGCAACACGCTGATTGGAGCATTAGCAGGTGATGCTAAAACAACAGGAAGCAACGATGTTGCTGTTGGGTATTTGGCTTTAAGCGCTGATGTTGCTGGACAAAATAGCGTTGCAGTAGGCCGCTCCGCTTTAGCTTCCCAAAACTTCACTACCTCGACAAACGCATACAACGTGGCAGTTGGGAGGAGTGCAGGTGAGGCAATCACCACGGGACTTGAGAACACCATTATTGGGGCGCTATCTTTAGATGCTTTACAAGACGGTGATAACAATACCGCTGTGGGCTACTCAACCCTCAGTGCAGATACAAAAGGACAAAATAATGTAGCTGTTGGTCATAGCGCACTGTCAACACAAAACTTTACAACACTTACTTCCTCTTACAACGTCGCAGTCGGTTCGCAAGCAGGTAGGTTAGTCACCACGGGAACCCAGAACACCATTATAGGTGCTCTAGCTGGTGATGCACTTACTGATGCTGATTTTAATGTGGCAGTCGGTACATCAGCTTTAGGTTCAGACACTTTAGGATCAAGAAACACCGCCATTGGTAGAAGCACTTTAAGCAATCAAAACTTTACTACTGCCACAGATTCATAC